TTCAGAAGAATTGATATATGGTGATGATGGATTAGAAGATCATAAAGGACTAAAAGAATTAGATACAATTATAACTGATACAGAAGGAGAAGAAGATCATGCATCAGACAGAGATCAATTTGATCGATGGTTTGCAGAAGATCGAGCAAGACAAAAAGAACTCGACCATCGCAAACACAACCAGCCACCAGAAACAAAGTCTAATAGTGAGGAACAGACTAATGATAAATACTTTAAGTCCATGCACAAAAAAGGGAAATATGCTAAGTCAAGCATATAAAGGGTTAGAGAATATAATTATGGATGTATGTCGCATAATATATAATATCTTTATCTTCCTAGTATTTCCTAACAATGCAACAAAAGTAGTTTATGCAGTAATTTCTATTCCTCTTGTAATCCTCTATATCTGGGCATTTATGTGGTTTGCCTGTGCATTAGACGATCAGTGTTACTACAGTAATGTAGGAGTGTAAAGATGCCTAAATTTACACAAACAGGTTATGAAGTAGGTTCATCAGAATCACCAGCTATTGTTTTAATGGAAACACCATATGAAACTAATCAAGATGTATTAACAAGGCATCGTGATAAAAGAAACAATGTAGAAAGAATAGATACTTTTAGACAAAGAAATCCAGAAGCTTTGTTAAGAGGTAATTGTTTAGAAGCTGGTGTAGCTGATTGGGGTAAAGAAAAGTTAGAGATACAAAATCCTAACTCAACTATAACAATGTATGAACCACAAAGCTCATTCCAAAACCTACCAGAAAAAATGGGTGCTTCTATAGATCGTATCATTGAAGTATCAGAAGTGCCTATTGAATTAGAAGATGGTAATGGAGAAACATTTTCTTTTATTGGATCTGGCATTGCAGAAATCAAGACAGACTTTTATCATCGTGGTGTATTAAAACCAGAATGGCTAATACAAGTACATCACCAGATGATATGCTCTGGTTTAACATGGGGTATTGTATTTTGCATGGATCAAAAAGGATCTATGAACTTTTATCCTATAAATAAAAATGAAAAACTTTGTTCTATAATTGCAGAAAAAATTAGAGAGTTTTGGCACTTAATAGAAACTGATGCTGATTACCCTGTAATTGCTAAACAAAGTAAAGACTATGTAGACGTAGAAGAGATGCTGAAAACATCTAATCAAGACTTTGAACAGCTATGCTACGATTATACTTCAGCTTCTGGTGAAGCTAGGAAGTGGACTAAAACAAAAGATGAAATTAAGTTAGCAATATCTGATGTCATGGACACTCTGGGTGTTACCCATGCTAAATTTCAAAACTATGAAATAGTATCTGAAACTAAAATTAAAGAAAAAAAGAAGATGGTTAATACTGGTGAAACATATGAAAGCCATACATTTACATTGAAGGAGAAAAATTAATGCCAAATATAAGTTTGTTAGAACCTAAGTCACTTACTGAAGCTATGGAGTTTTCAGAAACTTTGTCTAAGTCTGGATTAGTGCCAGATGCATACAGGGGTAAACCAGCTAATATACTTGTAGCAATACAATGGGGTTATGAAATAGGGTTACCACCTATGCAATCATTATCTAATATAAATATTATCAATGGTAAGGCTACATTGTGGGGTGATGGATTAGTTGCAGTATGTAAAAAGCACCCAGATTATTATGGTATGAAGGAATGGCTGGAAGGAGATACAGCATATTGTTCTGTAAAAAGAAAAGTTAAAGATCAAATAGAAGAAACTGTAAGAGAGTTTTCTATTGATGATGCTACAAAAGCTGGTCTAGTTAAAAAGGGTGGGGCATGGCAAAGTTATCCTAAGAGAATGCTTCAGCAAAGAGCTAGAGGATTTGCATTAAGAGATGCTTTTCCAGATGCAATCAAAGGTATAATCACTACAGAAGAAGCAGTTGATTTTCCAGAGGATGCTAAAACAAGCGATTTAAAGGTCGTGAACAAGCCTATTATATCAAATGATCCAGATCTAGCTAACAGCATAGTTGATGCTCTCACAGACGATAATACAGCCAGTAATGATATTGTTGACGAGGATGTACAAACACAGAAAGATACGTTTGAGATAAAGTTGCTGAATGATAAGCCATCAGAAATGTTTGATGATCTTGATGAAGCTATCAATAGATATAAAGAAATTATGAATGCTGTATATGCTTCACCTAAAATTGAACCAGAAAATAAAAGAACAATGTTGAAAGACTTTGAGCATATTAATCTGGATTTAATTAATAGGCAGTTTCCACAGGAAAAAAATACTGAAGTTAAACAGCAAAGATTAGATTTTAATAAAGCATTATCAGTACAGGCACAGGAGAATCAAAATGGATAACAAGATTGGTTTGACTATAACTCAAAAACAAATCTATGATTTCATAGTTGCATTCCATAAAGAAGAGGGTGTTTATCCTACAGTAAGAGAAATCTGCAAAGGTAAGATTGATGATCAGCAAGTTATAAAAGAAAGAGCATCACCGACTTCAGTATTTAAACACCTTCATCACCTAAAAGATAGAGGATGGATAGAAAGACATACGTTACCTAGAGGTATAAAAATTATTTAGGTAACAATCCTTTTCTATATCCTGTTGATCTATGATAGGTTAAGCACTCTTTTCTAATATCATCTGGATGGTAGCTAATATGTATCCATCCAGAATTACCACCTTTATAACATTCTAAAATTAGCTGACAAAAAGGTAAGTTACTTTCATCTCTTATCCATGTAGCTAACTCATAGTTATCAATACCAGCTACTTCAAAATCACTAGCAGAATAACCATTGTTACAACAATGATGGCTGGTAGGTTTAGATCCAATAGCTTCACATAATTCTTCACTACGATAGCCAGAGCTTACTAAAAACGAACCCCATTTATTTCTTATGGGTTGCAGTATAACTTCAGCTAGTCCAGTTAGATTATATATTTGATCAGCATTAGGGTAATTATCTATACCTTTTCTTTCTGCTGTCTGTGATTTTATTAACTCATCTAAAGAAAAGTTTTGTGATAACTGTGCCATTACTTTTTTTTCTGTGCTGTTGTGTGAACTTTTTGCACAGCAAAAGAAGCTTTTTTAACTGCCCCTTTATGTGGCTTGTAATCACCTTTCATAAGTTTAAAACCTGTTTTACCAGACTTCATCCAATGAAAACCTTTTGGTGCATCTACAGATTTTTTAGTCATTAATATACTCCTTATGATTTTTTCTTTTTCTTAGGAAAACCTTTTTTCATATTTGCATATGCTTTGGCTGATATTGTGCTGTTCTTTTTTGATCTAGAAGTACCAGCTTTTTTCCTAGCATTAATGTTTCTGTATAAGCTCATTTCTCTTTCCTTTCTTTGTTGTTGATGAAGTGAGTTCACATGAAGGGAATAAAAATAATTCCCAATTTTTAAAAAAAATTTTGATAGTTTTAACCACAGCCAAATCATTTTCTATCTTTACCTTTTAGACGTTCAACAGTTCTCATTGTCCCAAGTCCTAACATTCCCATCAAAACAGGTAGCATCGTAGCTGTATCAGCTTGAGGAATTACTATTCCAAACCCAGCACAAAGAGGAGATACTAGGAAGTTTACTAGAAACCCCAAAACACAAACCCAAGCTGTAGCTGGTCGCCAAGAGCTTTGAAACCAGTTACCTTTTGCTTCAGCTTCATTTACTTTTATTTGAGCTAACATCAATTCTTGATGATGTTTTTCTGCCATTGTACTTATCTCGTGGCTTAACTTCTGCTTAGTATCTGCATCTGGTATAAACTTATCAAGTATGCCAGATACTGCTGGTATTAATGCTGTAATCATTACTTATCTCCTTTATGTTCGTGTCCCATCCATATTCCAAAAACACCTGTCATCACTCCCATGACTACAGAAACAAAAGCTGACTGTTGTGATGTAGGATTATCTAAATCCATAAACCATTCAGCACATCTCCAGCTCATTGCTGTAGACAAAAGCATCATAAATCTTGGAAGTATTTTCCATTTTAAAAATCTCTCTACAGTAACTTCCATTATATTATGCCTTTCTTCTTAGCTATAATTGCTAGGACAGTTACAACACCAGCTAACAAACCAGCTATTAAAACTCCTAAAATAATTTTTAGAATTAAATCTTGCATCTGCTGTCGTTTTTTTTTCTGAGCTAACAATGCTTCTTTTCTTTTTCTTCTAGAATCTGAGCAGAATTGTATATAGTCGCTATGAAGGTTGGGTCTTCCATATAAAATCATGAACTCTTTCAATTTTTGCTTTTTAGAACGAATTTCTTCAAGTGCCATAAATTCTTCTAAGTCATTGTCTGTCTTACCTAAGAAGGCAGTCCACATACTATTTTTCTTTTTATGTAAATCTTGTTGTAGTTGATCTTCTGCTCTACAAAAATCTGCGATACTTTTACCAGCTCTACTAAGTTCAGCACCATTTTGAATTGTTTTGCGAATTATCGCATAGGCACTATTTGCGAGAGCTAAAGCTTCTAACACAGTTTCACCTCATAAAAAATTGTGATGCCATCAGCAATATGATTGACCCCATGCCAGTATAGATGCCTGTTTCTAATCTCCTCAATCTAGAACTAAGATCTTCAATAATAGTTTTAAGATTATTTATTTCGCTTTGTAGACTTTGCATTGTTGGTTTGCTCATCTTTTTTCTTTGGCTTTGGTTTTGGTTTAGGTTTTAAGTGTGGATTTAAATCATATATATGTGCCATCAATCAGCATCCTCTATCTTGTTGCCTTCAGCTACCCATTCTTGAATTGCTTGGTAGTGTCTGTTGTTAGGCTCTAGTGGCACAAACATTTCTTTACCATCTATTGTTGCTTTTATGTTTTCGTTTTCTGTATCTTGAATATT